ATGGATAGGCCGCAATCGTCGCCATCAGAACGCCTCCGAGAGGATGTCGCGCCGCAACATCTGCCGCGTCTCGCCATTTGCTTTGTAGTCGTTGACGACCTGGCGCACGATGACACCCGGCTCCGTCTCAGCCCGAATGATGACTACCTGCGGCTCGCGCGATCCTTGGTTGATCACGGCGCCTGTCGTCGATCCACGCCCGCCGCGCAGAAACTCACCACCCGTCCCGCCCGATGCCGTCGAACCGCCGGGCGCAATGGCTCCAAGAGCCGCGCTTGCGGCAAAACCTACCGCGGCAACTCCAACTGCTTTATACAAGGCCGCCGATTTGAAGGCACTGGCTGCAGCAGGGAAGTTGCCAATGGCCAATGCAGCAAAGCCCCTAGCAAGCTGCATAGTGGCTGCCACGGCCGCCTCTGCCGTCATCGCCGCAATGGCCTGTCGTGCCATTTGCAGAAACGCCTTGCCGCTGAGCTCGCCTGTCAAGATAAACGATTCCAGCATCTGCTCCGCGCCGCGTTTGATGTTCGTAAGCATCTCGATCACCATCTGAGACGGTTGACGAATCTGCTCAAAAAGTTCTTTCAAGCCATCGGCAAAGCCAAGGTTCCTCCCGCTTTCGCCCATTGTTTCCAAAGCAGCTTTCTGCTGTTCAAGTTTCGCTCGTTCCTCGTCGGTCAATTGCCCTGATTTGATTTGCGCATCTAGTGCTGCAATACGCAGATCGCGCTCTTCTTTGAGAAGGGCGTTGATCTTCTCTTGGCCTGCCGTCTTCGAGATCTGCCCAAGATCAATCTGATTCTCGATCTTGATGATCTCGGTCCGCTTGTTGATGGCGTCGACGTCGAGCCGTCCGAGTAGCTCCGCGCGCGCGGCCTGTCGATCGCGGAAGTCCTGCAGAAGCGGATCCACCCGCGCGATGGCTTCCTCCACCTGCGCAGGATCAAGTTGGAAGAGCGGCAAGGACTCGCGCGTCGATCGCTCCTGCAACAACCGCTCGATCTCGATCATCTTGACGGCCTGCTCGCCTGTCACCCGCGCGATCTCCCGCTCGATCTGCAACCGCTTCTCGGCGCTCTTCGTCGTAGCCAAGTCTCGTGTGAGCCGATCGCCTTCGCCGCCAAGAGCCGTCAGTTCGCGATTGGCCTGCTCCATCTCGATGCGCAACTTCTCCGCCCCGAACTCGCGCAAACTGATCGCCTCCTCGTCGTACCGCTGCTTGAGCAGGGCAAGCCGTTGGCCCGTCTGCGCTTCGAGGATCCGCAACGACTGCCGGTTCTCCTCTTCGATGATCTGCCTGACAAGGCTCTGGAAGTCGACGAGCCGGCCTGCCGCGGCCTTCTTCTCTGCCGGGGTAACACCCGCCACCGCGCCGGCAAGTTGATCTCGCACAGACGCCTGTCGCTTGGCATCGGCTGTTTTGCCAAGATCCATCAGGTTGAGCGTCATCCCCGAGGTGAGCCCACCCGGCGCCCGTAGCGCGGCCGCCTGCTCGTCTGTGAGCCGCCGTGGATCCACCTGAGGCTTGCCCGTAACGTCGACAAACTGATTGCTGCCAAGTTCTCGTTGCTTGCGCAGAAATGTCTCGGTCTCGGCGTTAAGATCTTCCATCCGTCCTTGCAGGATGAGCAGAAGCGCCCCGATCGCCGCGAGCCCTGCCAATGCCGCCGCCGTCACCGGGTTGGCCGCCGCAAAGGCTCCGATATTCGTGGCAAGCGTCGAGAACGCCTTAACGAGCCCGCCCCCTTGCGCAAAGGCGACAATATCCAGAAGCGACTTAAACGCGATCACCAATTGCGCGCTCAGTCCGATCGTGGGCCCGAGAGCCGCCGCCAAGAGGCCGGCCTTGATGATCAGATCTTGCGTTGCCGGCGACAGGGCATTGAATCGATCGAGCAGATCCGTCGCAATCCCTACCACCTTCTCGATCACCGGGATGAGTCGTTGTAGCAACTGCTCGCCAAGAGGCACAAGAGCCGTCTGGATGCGATCCTTGATCTTCTCGAAGCGTACGGCAATTGAATCCGTTGCGTTGGCAAACCGCTGATCCGTCTCGATCGCTTCGACGATGCCCTGGAAGTAGGTTCCCGCCGTGAGCTTGCCGGCGTCCTTGAGGGCCCGCAACTTGGCCGCGTCCTTGGTGCCAAAGGCCTGCTCCAACAACTGCTCGAAGATCGGCACTTGGCCAAGCGCTTCCTTGATGTCCGCCCGCTCGAAGCCCTGCGAGAAGATCTGCTGAATGTTCCGGATAAACTGCGATGGATCCTGTAGCGAGAACACCGCGTTCAAGCGACCTAGCGCGCCCGTCAGGCGAAGGATTGAGTCTTCCCCTATGGTACCCAAGGCCTTGAGCTGTGCGAACGATTCCTGGGCAAATGCCGTGGTGAGTCCTGGCGTCTGAGCGACGAGTTCTCGCAGGCGGCCGATTACCCGATTGGCCTCTTCCGTCGAGCCCGTCAACGCAATGAGCCGGGCCCGTGTCCTGTCAAGATCCACGGCCGATTTAATCGACGCCGCCGCCAATGCCGCCAACGGCGCCGTGACTCCAACCGTCAGAACGTTGCCGAGGTTTTGGAAGCTGCCCGTCAGATCCGTGATCGACTTTTTGACGGTAGTAGTCGTCTGCTGCGTCGTCGTGCGAATCGTCGCCGATGCCGCCGCCATATCAGACTGGATCCGGCTCGCCGTCTGCCGGATCTGATCTTGGAAGGACTGCAACTGCCTGACGGAATTGCCAAGATCGACACTGATCGAGAACTGCAAGCCAACTTCGTTTCGATTGAGTGCCATCCTACTCCTTCACCCCGTGAAGCATTGCCAACCGCTCATCTTCCCACTGCTGCAACTTCATCGCCGCGGCATTGTCGAAGTCGAGCGCCACCGCGCCGTCTACGATCCCAAGCAGATCACTCGGCCTCTGCCCGAACTTCGATCCCGTCAGGGCCAAGGCTAGTAGCGCGTCCTGGTTGTTTTGGCTGAAACCGGGCAATGCGCTCTTGCGCCACCTCACCCGTCGTCGTCGCCACCGGCACGTCAGGCCCGCCCGTCTGCACCCACTGCGAGAGGAAGGCATAATCCTCAGCGCTCAATTCCGCGATGTCGAGCACCTCATCGCTTGTCGGGTTGGCCGACACCTTCGGCGAGACGCAGGCATAGCAGACGAGATCCCGCACGAACTGAATGCCGTCCATCTGCTCCTCGGCGGAGAAGATCACCTGCGTTGCCGGAGTAGCCTGCTGCGCTTCGAGCATCGCCTTGAGGAACGTCTGCGGCATCCGGCCCGATGCGATCCACGTATCGAGCGACGGACGCCGCAGGGTAAACACGGCGCCAGATGGCAGGGTGACATCCGCCGTCACCTCTACGCTCTGGCGCAGTCGTCGGTATTGCTTTGCGTTCATAAGTAGCCTCTTGGTTGCGTGTTAGGCCGCGTTTGCGGCGCCCATATGCCAGAAGTTGCCGATCTGATCGCCGGCTGCGCGACTCGTGATCGCCAAGCCCATAAACTCGAACGGTGCCTTGCTCTGATCGCGGCGTGTAACCGTGAACGAGAAGCCGGCCTTGTTGTACGTCTTGTACAGGTGAATCACCCAATACTGATCGGTGCCCGAGATGTCCTTGCCGATGAGCGCAACCGGAAAGGTGCTGATCGTAGACAGCCCGCCGAAGGTAAGCTCTTCGTAGCCGGTAGACGTATTGGTGTCGACGTTCTTTGTCCCACCAACCGTCATTTTCTCCAGCAAGCTCCAATTGAACACTTGGAGGAAGTTGCCGGTGATGCGCGCGCTCTCGGAGATGAGCCGCGAGAGATGCGGGGCCGTAAGCTCGTCGGACGTGAAGTCTTGGATCTCCGGCGTGTACTCGAAGGTGACGCCCGCCTCGGTAAGTCCGAGGTGAATGACGTTCGTGTTGGTGGCATCGTCGGGCGTTCCGTTTGATGCCAGCACGATGCGTGAACTTGCCGCGGGCAGGGCGGTATTCACCCACACGTCGCACGGTCCCAGGACGATTTGATTGGCGTTGTAGTTCTTTGGTGTTGCGGCCATAGGTTACTCCTTCGTGGCAGGCTTGGACGCCTTGCCGATCAGATGCGCAAACAGCGAGGCGTCCAGCGCGGGCCGGTAGTCTCGCTGCTCTGCCTTGGGGTTGAAGTAGCCGAGTTGCGTTGCCAGTTGGCAGTACAACTCTTCGCCGAGCGCCTTGTGCGTCCAAGGCAGCGGCGGCAGGTTCATCGTCTTTGCCTTCTCCACGTAGGGATTCATATTCACCTCTCCAGTAATTGCACCACGAGCACGATACGCGCATCGAGCCGATAAATGGTATCGGCCTCGCGTAGCACGCCAAATTGATGGGACGTGACCTCCCACACCGGACCCGCCACGATCCCGCCAGTATTCCAAGATGCGCCCAAAAGATCCTCGTTCGACATCGAGCGGATTACCCGATCGACGGCCAAGAGGTACTTGAGCATATTCCGCTGCAAAGCGTACGTATCGACGCCATCGATGGCCACGTCGATGAAGAGCTCGATCTCGCTCAGGATGTGCGCGTCGTCGTCCGCCTGCTCCATCGCTGTGTTGCTTGACGACAGGAACAGCGCAGGGAAGTTGAGCGCGATCGGTGTGGGCGTGCGGTAGTCGACGAAGTTCGCCAACGTTCCATCGATCGCCGCCAAAGCCGTGGCCGTCGACGCTTCGAGATACGATTGCACGTTGTCGAGCACCCGTAGGCCAAACTGCGCGCCGAATTGGTGTGTCGTGTAGGCCATCGTCTATCCTCGTCGCCTTCCCATTCGCGTCCGTCCCACTCGGAAGTTCGTCAACTTGAAGCCGGCCTCAAGCCCGTACTCCGCCGAGAAGCCCACCACGTTGGCGGTCATCTTGTCGTAGTCCTGCCGTGTCAGGACGATCGGCGGACGCGCCGGCATTCGCTTCGTGCCGCGTTGGTGGTACTTGGCATAGGGCAGCCGTGTCCCAAGCGATAACGAGAGCGGCTGCTCATCGTGGATCGTGTCGCCCGTTTGCCGGATGAGCGACA